TGTTAGTTATTGCTGTGTTCTTTTTATTACTGTTTGCAAGGGAGTCAAGAAAATGATTGAAGGCAGAGCTTTGGTAATGGTAGGTAAGTTTGTGTTAGTACTACTGCTGTTTGTTAGCTTCTGGTATTACGGGTCGAATAACGTTCACACTGAGTATTACCTGTTCCGTAAACCCCGTAAAGTGTTCTATGACGAACAAGGGAGGAAGCATTATCTATGACACCTTTTGAATGGCTTATCTTCTTAGTGTTTGTCTGTGTTATCCTTCAAATGTTGTTTGCTCCAGGGAGTGCAAAATGACAGCCATCCTGATTATGATTCTGTTAATTATCGTGTTCATCTACTTAGGAGTGACAGACAAATGAATGAGAGTGAACTGACTCTACTGAAGTCCATGGCTGAGACAATCCTCAGACAGACAGAGATTCTTAATGCAGCTTTTCAGAAAGCTACAGAGTTCCCAGATAACCCAGTGATTGTCTCAGAATACAAGACACAAAAAGCTACGTTGGAGAGTCTACGAGACAGATATGCTCGACTACTTGAAAGATCTCATGGAGGTAACAATGACTGAGATAGAAACACTACAAGCAAGATACAGTGAACTCGAAGAAGAGTACCGTCAACTTATCAGGCAATCTAACAGTGCTACTCTAGCAGACAGAGAGAACGTAAAGGTAACAGAGAGAATCGTAGAGATCTGTGCAGAGATGAGTAACCTTTTAGGAAGAATGCAGGTTCTACAAGAACAATGAATGGCAATTGCTGCATTAGTTCTTTCACTGAACCATAGAGGTGAATAACCATCAAATGTCCCCCCTCCTATAAGGGGGATTTTTTATGTCTACCAGGGTGACCTACTCCCTCTAATAGCCTTTAGCAACATAGTTATACAGTGTGCTAATAGTTTAGATAAGCTCCGCTTATGATACATCCTGCTCCTTAGCAATACAGTTATAGACTGTTGCTAGTAATAGACAATAAAAAACCAGGACATAAATCCTGGTTAGTCTTACCTCTTCAGTTCTACTGTTGTTCTAGTTCTGGTTCAGGAAAGGTTACATTTTCTCTAGGTATAATGATTCCTTGCTTCAGAAGATATAGGTAAGGTTTATATGGACTGTCATTTCTGAGTCCATCAATAACTATCTTAAAAGGAACATATAAGTTTCCATTTACATCTTTTAGTACTGGAGGTCTATGTCGTCCGATGCGCTTGTCAGTAATCAGAACTTTATATTCATCTACCATAGGTCTTGTTACTCTAATTAGTAACGAGTACAAGAACTCTTTTTGCATGTGAGTAAACCGCTGTCTACCTGCAGCTAGACTACGAAGTACACCTACTTGTGCTCTGCTTAGGTCTTCTGGTTTACGTCCAGTAATGTCTTCTCTTAGTCCCATTACAATCTCCCAAAGTCAGTCATCATTGTAGTAAAGATATTAGTTAAAGCAACTGCTTCTGTCTCATCAACAGCACGATTTAAGACGGCAAACATTTTAAGAGTTAGGTTAAAAGTGTAGTCTGAGACAGAACCATCGGATTCTTTCATCCCGAATATCTCAAGTGGTAAGTCTGGATAAACACTACTGTCCCCAGCACTGGTTGAGCTATTACTGGTTAAGGTGATATTGTCCTTTACTACTAACCGAGAAGCGTTGGTAGGGTAATTGTTTTCATGTACAAAAACCCATGTTCCATCTGCAGCACTCGCATTGTCACTAAGCGCTGTGTAGGACGAGTTCTGGTAGCCGACCGTGAGTACGTTTTTAGTAGATCCGAAGAAAGTATACAGCCTGTGATTCCAGGTTCCAGCGATATTGTCTGCACCCCAGAAAGTGCCCTGAGTGCCTGTAACACAGTTATCAATCATAAAGATTACTGTGTACTCAGGATTAGTTAAATCACTGATGACAAAATCAGTCGCCAAGGAAGACGTGCCATCCGCTAAGAGGCTACCATTAACGTCTCTGTCACCATCAGTAAATCCGTTGTTAACAGCATCTGTGCCTACCATAGCTAAGACAGCATCAGCTATAGAAGATGTACCATATAATGGAAGGATGAGGGCAAAGTCTCCATTACCACTGGTAGGACTCTCAGGTAGATAGCCAGCATCAATTAGACTATGATAAGCGATGTCAGAGAAATTTACTTGAGATGTAGACAACACAATGCTGGCAGCTTCAGCACGGGAAAGTAAGTTGTTTGTCCATAGCGGAGCTTCGTATGAGCTACCGCTATGAAACTTATAGGGTACTTCTTTGTATGGAGACATAACTAAGTAGTATACAGAACGTTAATTCCAGTCGATGCTGTATCAGAAGCTACATAGATAGTAACCTCTGTAGTCAGTGGTGATATGTGTTCTAAGAAGTAGACTTCACCATTAGGGATAATCATGTAAGGGTCGGCTAAGCTGGCATCAATGTTTGCTCCATTCATTCCCCAACGAATGATAGCTGACGCATGGTTAGTCCAAAGTTCAAAGTACTTTGTCCCTTTAGGTAGAGTGATTTCATATGCTGTACCTGCATTAGTAGCAGTTACAGTTTCCATGTTGAATGAACTCATAGTTAATCCTCAGGTTGTTCAGGCTCTCTGTTGATTATTCTCAGTCTGCGGATGTAATCTTCACTGATGTCATCCATTGTTTCTTGAGCTGGCATGGGTAAGTCTCTGACTCTAATGCGTAGAGTATTAAGTTCTCGTAATGCGTCTACTGGTAAGACATCATTCTCTCTCATCCACTGAAGCACTCTAGCATGGTCAAGTCGATATTGATACCACAGTAGCATTCTGTTAGCGATGTTTTCCTCTAGTTCTTGTCTAGCTTCAATAGACAAATCTCTAGAGTGGTAGGTAACTACAGCGTCATTGATAGACCTGTCTAAAACTTGAATGGTGTACTCTACGTCCTGTAGTGTTGTCTGAGCATTATGGTCATAGTCAATTGTTCTGACATTTAGACCAGCTAATCTCATAGCTATGATTAGGCCGTTGTCTCCTAATGCGTCAATACTTCTAGATGTAATTCTACGTTGTGGAGCACCTGTCCAGGTAGGCCGTTCCTCTCTGATTAGTCTACCCTGTTGGTCGTAGACTGGTGCTTGTCCTGAGATACCTCCTATGTTCATTCTGTCTAGAGTATCCAATAGAGGAAACTTTCTGGCGACATTAATAATTCTAGGAGGTAGACGCATACCAAAGAAGGTAGGCTGAATGTCCGTCTCATCCTCAGGAATGAAACTTCTGCCTGTCCAGTCTCTACCTGTGATTGTCTCAGCAGCAGTTCTCCAGATGACGTTAAGACTACCAGTGTTTTCAAGTAGCCAGCTTTCAAATGACTCTGCTCTAGAACGGTCAAATTCCCGTAGTTCCTCAGCAGTGCCTACTCTACGACCAAAGAACTCTCTAGCTACATCGTTGCTTCCTTCTACTGCCCAAGACAAAAAATCATTACCTCCATCCCATCCACCAGGCATCATTACAATAGGATGATTCTCAGAGTCTCTACCCAAATAAATTGGCCCAGAACCTCTAACCCAGTCTGGTACTGTGTCTTGGTTGTAGTCCTCATCTAAAAGCATTGGTGTAGCAAACCATGAGTATAGGCGTTGCATAGCCATAAACTGATGAGGATTTCTAAGCATATGTCTAATCTGCATGAATGGGTTTACCATGGCCCATCCTGCAAATGGTTTGATATAAGCATTAGCAAATGAAGTGAGTTGTCCTAGATTAGATTCGTTGTAATTGTACTCGTTAATTTGTCTTGTAATTTCATCTAGACTATTGAACTGTCTGTACTGCATTGTAGTCAGTACTGCACCAACACTGTTCCAGCTAAATCCTCGTTTAGAGTTATCTACCATCGTCATGAAAGTATTAAACTTTGCAGTGACATCGAAGATGTTAGCAGTGTACGCATAGATACCAAACTGAGCTTCATTAAACCAGTTGATACCTTCAGCTAACTGTCTAGCTGCTCTACCAGGTCTCTCATACAGTGGTATGTGTCTACCGTTAAGAGGGTCACCTGATGCAGCAGCATAGCTCATCATTCTATGAAAAGCTAGACCTAGATTTTCTGGTGCATTCATTAATCCTTCAGCGACTCTCATTCTAGCTATAGAAGAATCAATGCGAATCATATTAGTTCCAGGAGCTACACCATGTCCTGAAGTTAGAAAGAAGTATTCTAACAGTTGTCTGAAGGTGTACTCATTTCCATCTGGTAGTCTGTAGACACCTCTGACATTATCAGCCCATTCAATACCATTCATCATGGTACGTTGAATAGTCCAGAGAGACGGAATGTAAGTAATGAGATTACCACCAGCACCAAAGGTTTCTCTAACTCCCTGTAGTGCAGTGTTGGCTACATACCGAATGTTAGACAAAATATTCTTGTTGACAAATCTCTGTGCTGAATAGATGATTCTGCCTACATGAGCCATGTTCACTGGGTCAGTAGAGATGGCAAGTAAACCTTCAAACTGGTCAGCTACTACAGGATGTACCCAGATATCAGAGAGTTGTCTATAGGCATCTCCATTAAGACCTAATGCCTGCATTGCGTTAGGTATCTTAGCTTGTCTAGCCCAGTTATCCATACTGGTAGAGAGAGGTCTAAAGTTGACAAATCTAGCATCCTCTCTGACTTGTCTACCAGTAACAGCCCAACCATTCTGAATAGCGTCACCACTAATCATTCTCTGAAGCATAGCAGAGTTACCAGCACTTCTCTGAAGACTGGATGTGTAATCTGCTAATGCTCTTTGTGGGTCTATTCGAATCATCTCAGACAAATACCGATAAGGCATATCGTACTGAGACACAAAGAAATCAAACACTTCTGTACTTGACATGGGTACTTTTTGAAGTACACCAGAGTCTACCAGTAAGTCTAGCTGGTCGGTTGTGAGGTTCGTGTGCAAGTACGACGCCCACTCCCTCGGTGACGAAAGAACCATCCTTGTGATTTCATCCGGTGTCCTCCCTGTAATCCTTGATAGGATAGCCATGTCCTCAGGAATAAGATGAACTGTATTTCTAGAGCGATTGTGAAGAGTACTAAAATCAGTAACACCATTTTCTACCTGTTGAATAAGTTCAGTAACGTCAGTATCCTGTAACCGTAACTGAAAGTCTCTGGTCATCTGGCGAGAAAAGTAATTGATGTTTTCAATTCTAGACACATCAACACCTGCGGCTCTAGCTACAAGTCTCACTCTGTCAAACGCACGGGGAATCTCAGCAGCTATTGTGAATAGCTCATCAATCTCTGGCTTAGTAAAGCCGGCACCCTGTAGCCTATTAAGAAGTCCCTGATATCTTCTTCTCTGAAACATATCAAAGAGACTACGACTGTTTCCTTGTAGTCCTAATGTTTCAGTAGTATACCTTCCTACAATGCTATGAACTTCTGGAAGGTTAGCTAAGTCTAGAACATCTGCCATCAGACGTTCACCTCTTCTTCTACCTAGATTCAGTCTTCTGACATGACCTCTCCAGACTCTCTCAAAAGACTCTACCTGTTCTAAAGCAACCAGTCTACCTGCTGTGTTAAGGAGACCTTCCATAACTTGCTTTGCTTGAAACAGACTGTATCTAACTTCACCTGCTGTAGTGAAGACAGTAGAAGGATTCAATCCTAATCGTCTATTTAATTGTCCTAGATGACGAACAAGTAAGTCCTGCATTCTAGGAACTTGCTGTGGATTTAGACTAATAGACTCAGCAATATTACGAATCCATATAGAACGAGCTTCAGCAATTGTAAGTTCTTCAATTTGCAAAGCACGTTGAGCAGGGTCACTACTTAAAGCAGACTGAACGATGTGTTCCCACTGTGCTCTTCTTCTAGCTAATTGAGTTAGCTCATTGGGATTAAAAGGTCTACGTTCTCGGTCATTTCCAAATGTAGGACAATTAACTTTAGCCATTATATACACCGCTTCCTAGAGCTACCACCCAGTTGTTCTTCCAAAGCTCGTCTAGTTTCTTCTGACTCTGCAAACAAGTCATCTAAGTATCTTTGGAACCCTTCATCTTCTAATTCTCTTAATGCTGCTTCTTCAGTAAACATTAAGTCCATGTATCTAGATGCAGTCTCATAGTTCTCATCAGCCTGTGCTCTGACTGTATACTCTAGCTGAGACAAATATCTTTGAACATTTCTGCTAGAAGGCTCATCTAACATTCTATTGTAGGTGCCTAACAAAACTTCATACTCTGCATTACCTTCATCTAAGAACTCTGCATAGTCTTCAGGTTTCTTAGGCACCTCGTCGTAAGACATTAACTCGTCATAGAATGCCTCAGCATCAATGTCTTCAATCTCTTGTATCTGTCTACGAAGGGAAGAGTCAATAGACATATGAGATACAACTTCGTCTCTATATCTTAGAAATCTCTGGATACCTTCTAACTGCTCTGGTGAAGGTTGATAGGTAGTCGGAGCTATGTCCTCAGAGAGAGTCATAGCTACTTCACGGTAAGCATCAGGATTATTTACAATGTCTGGATTCAGTAAGTCATCAATATACTCTGCTTCTAGAGTAATTGGTGGAGCATCTTCGACAGCTTGATTAAAGACACCCTCTATTCTTCTTCTGTAGAGTTCTTGTACACTTTGTCTGTATCTTTCTACTTCAGGATAATTATCATAGAACATCCGAGAAAAGTCTTCACCAAACTCATCTCCATATTGTTTAGCCTCATTTAGAGTTCTGAAACCATTACGGTATTCTTCAGTTCTCTCCATGAGAGTGGAAATCATTACATCATGGTCATGGTCTTCTCCAGATAAGAACCATCTACCATTGTCTTCTCGTGTAATATTTAATGAGTAAGCTGGTGCTCTATGTCCTGACTCATTACCATACAGTACCCACTCATCAGTATCGAAAGCATTAGATCTGTAGTTACCCGGAGACTCTCTTCTCCATACTCCAGCAGTACCTACTCGTCTAGCCTGTTCAACAGTATCGTACATCTCATCAGACAACACATCAGGAGGATTGTCAAAGATGTCCTGTAACTGATTATCAGTTAGCTCTAGAGGATTGAAGTCACTCTGCTGAAGTAGTGACTCAGCAGATGAACTTCTCTGTAAAAGCTCGTCGGCTGTTTGTACTGGAGCTTCAGGTGGGACTATCTCATCTGCCTGTCTGATTAAGCTCTCTACAGAATCCTCAGGAATAGCAGACTCAGAGACTGTCTCATCTACTTGCTGTCCTAAGTTCTCTACAGATTCCTCAGGTACTATAGAAGCAGGTACTTCAGGTTCTTCTATTTCTTGTCTTGCTCTCTGAAGTAACTCTTGTACTCTGTCTCTGGTACTCTGTCTATTAGTAATGTTATCAGCTTGCTCAAATAGCTCTTGTAGAGACTCCCCTGTATCTACTTTAGGTAGTGGCGCATCTCCAATCAGGTCTCTCTGAATGCCTTCGATTACACTACGACCAGATGGTAGATCTCTGACATTACGAATGTTGCCAAGCTGTGTTCTGTCTTTAGAGAAGACAACCTCATAGAGAGGTTCAGCAAGTGGGTCGTTTGCTAATCTTCCTAAGTCATCACTGTAAGTATCAATAGAAGCTAATGCTCCATCTTCTATACGTCTAATGATGAACCCATCTTGAAGTAGATCTCTGGTTAGATTTCTAAAGATGTGAGGCTCTACTGTAATGATAGCGTCATCTGGTGCAGTACGGATAACTTGTCTCAGAGCATTTCTTTGTCTTGCTCTCATGCCAAGGTAGTCACCAGTTCTTCTGTCTACTAAGTTAGCCTCATCAAACTGAATGATGAAACTTCTTTCAGTAGTTCTATTAACTCTGCCAAAAGGATAGGACTCTCTGTATATAAAGTCTGTCTGTTCGTCTAGAGTATTAACAGGTAAGTCTGTTAGTGGTCTATATCTAGGTTCAGACATATCCACAACAGCGGAATATTCCTGAACAACTCTGTCAGTATATTCGCCTCTAGGCCGTCCTGTGTTGTCTGCTAAAGCTTCAACAATATTGAATTGTCTTCGTCTACGATTTACTGCACGACTGGCTAAATCCTCCATGACATTACGTGGATTTCTTCTAGGTCTAATACCACGAATGCCGGTAGAGGTTTCATCTACAATTGCTTCAGGAAGGTCATCCACAGCCCTGACTGCTACTTCTTGTGGATTCCATACCAGTCGATTAGGGTTAGAGTCAGTAGTGACAAATCCATTCTGAACTAATAGATTACGTCTATATCTAATAACCTGAGGTAAGTCATTAGGGTCTAGATTAACAACTACTCTCAGTCCTGAATCCATTAAACCGTTAAGGTACGCTCTGGCTTTATTAAGTTCACCTATTCTAATACTGTGAGTAAAGTAGTCAAACTCTACTGTGTTCTCAGAGGTACGTCTGATAGTGATGCCGTCTAATGGATTAGTAGACACACCAACATCAGGAACTATGTTAGGTACTTCTACACCTCTAATGTTTAGTCCTGTTCTAGATTCTGGTGTAGGAATACCTCGACCACCTATTGGTCGAATTCTACCAGGTCTTGGGCCAATAGTTCTAGAGACTAAACCTACTTCATTAGACAAAGCAGGAGGTAAGACTTCAATAACTCTGTCAATTTGAGAGTGAGTTAGATTAGGAGGAACTACGTTAATCTGAGAGTTGATGATAGTAGCTCTCTCTGTCGGTGTTCTTACTACAGGTACACCACGTTCTCCTAAGATAGGTGCTCTTCCTGCATCAGAGAATGAAGGTGGTGGGAGTAGTGCTCTAATTGTCTGAGGCGGTGCATCAGGTGGTGGTGTAATAAAGACAAACTCAGGAGTATTAAAAGTAGTTCCCCTGTTAGCCTGAATACCTCTGATGGTATTCTCGATGTCAGTTCCTAATTGCTGTCTACGAACTACTTCAAGTGCTGAGTCTAAGTCAGCACCGTTAGCAATCTGCTGTCTCAGTCTACGACCAATTCGAATAGGTTGAGTAACTGGAGTAGGGCTAACCCTGGTAGCTCCAGGAGGTGGATTGTATCTTACAATGTCACCACCTCTTACTGGAATAGGTGCAGTAGCAGCCTCTTGAGCTGCCTCTCTCATTGCCCTTCTACCAATAGCACCTAATATCATTCCATCAGTACTTGTAAGAGCATCCAGTAAGAGAATGCCTACAGCACCAGGTAGTCTCTGCACCGTAGGAGAACGCCATAAAGAGTTAAGACTAAATGTTGTGTCTCTAAAGACATTCAGTAGAGGATTGTTTGTTAGCTGTGGTGCTTCTCTATGTTCTAACCAGTCTTGATATTCAGCTATCTCTGTATAAAAGTCTGTAGCGTTTTCACCTAATAGACCTAATGGATTATAGTTTCCATTCTCGTCTCTTTGAAAATTAAATAAAGATTGGTCGTCCCCTCTTAAAGCAGACATAAAGAAGGAATCAAGTTGACCATTGTTAGGTGTAGGGTCAGTGTACTCATATGTATCACTGAAGCTATCACCCTGTCTAAAACGGTTGATGATAGCTGCATTGAGTCTATTAACATCCAGTAGTGCCCCTCTAGGAATGTTTGTTAAAGCATCCAGTCCATAGAACACAGCTCCTAGAGCACCACTTCCATACTCACCAAAGTTAAAGTTATTTAGGATACTAACAGTCGGAGCACCAAACCCTAAACCAGTGAACATCCCAGTTACAGAGTTAGCTACACCTGTTAGTCTCTGTAGCCAAGATAGTCCTCTCTCTTCAGCTAACTCTCTAGGAGTTTGTCTGTATGTCTGAGGAAAAATGGCAGTCTCAATTGGATTATTATCTGGTCTAGGAGCTACACGTCTAAAGGCATTGTTAGTAATCTGACTTGAAGGTGCTCCACTATATAGTTGAGTAGGTGTAGGAATTTGACCAGGAGCATAGACTACTTCTGGATTAATAGAAGGAAATACAGGAATAGGATTACCTAGAGCCTCTTCAATCTGTTGAGGAAGAACAGGTCTAGACTGTGGAGACACAATAGGCTGTTGTCCACCGACTTGCTGAACAGCACCAAAGTTAATAGTGCCATCGTCGTTTATAGCAAATTGAGGAACAGTGCCATCGCTATTACCACTACCAGGAACAGGAGTATTACTTCCATTTTGAAGAGCCTCTACATTTTGTTGATTACTGCTAATCTTAGGAACACTACTGGCATCTATGGTAGGTTGTCCAGTAGTCTGGTTCTGTTCATCTTGGCGGTTCAGGAGAGTCATTTATGGATTAGCAACAGTGTTATAGAGTGTGCTAAGAACTTAGAGGGGGTAGGTAGTAGGATCGTTCATGAGCTTTAGCAACAGTATTATAGAGTGTTACTAAGACTGGGCTTCATGGCGTTGGAATGTTGCAGCAGTCATCTGAGAACATATAGGACATCCAGCAGTTAGCCTTGTATGTACTGGAGCAACTCTTCCTGGAGACTGATATCTTCTTCCAGCGTGTCTACCTAGCTCTTGGGTATACCAGTCAAAGTTAGTATTCCCATCTCCAATTCTCCCTAGTGCCGGGGTATACCCTTCTCTGTGATATCTTTCCTGAACTCTGGGTGATGCCCACACTGCAAGTAAGACATCCCAGACATCATCAAAAGACCCACCAGAAAAGCGGAGTCTTTCTTCAAGGTATGCACCAACTAATTCTAATTGACTAACTCTATCCATACTGGCTATCTGACTCATAGTGTAAGTACGACCACCAATAGTCTTACGTCCACTTTCGTCAAAGAACTGAATTAATCCGGTAGCTCCTATGCCGTTACGGATAGAAGGGTCGAAGGTTCCACCAGTTTCAAAAGCAATGATGTCTGCTAACCATTGAGCCGGAATGCCTACTCTAGATGCAGTTCTATGTAAGGCTATTCTGAATGGTCTATCAGTAGCTAATGCCTGATATCCGAAATTACCAGCGCCATCATTACCAAGTCCACCAGAAGAAGTGAGATAATCGCTACGAGTAGAGGGAGCATAGTAGTTTGTAAGTGATGTTTCATTTTGTATTACCGGAGTAGGATTTCGGCCTATGTTTCTTCCTACTAATTGTGCAGTATACTCATAAGGATTAATGGAGTCTTCGTATCCGTATCCTGTAGTACCTGCTCTATAGATACCCCAATGTAAATGTGCTTGACCATTGCCTGAGTTACCAGACAAACCTATCTGCTGTCCTGGTAGGACTTCTTGGCCTACTACGACCTGGGTATCGTTCAAGTCAGCAAAGAGATGACGAGTTCCATCAGCAGCTTGAATAACAATGTAGTGTCCGAATCCTCCTGCGTTGTATTGAGTAGCAATGACTCTACCTTGTATGTAAGACACAATAGGAGTACCTACGGGAACAGAAAAGTCTACTCCAGCGTGGCTTCTACCTGGTCTAGGTGCTCCATAAGCTTGACCTCCACCAGTATGTGGGTCAGAGAATTGTGCTAACTGGCCAGAGAAGAAAGGAACGACAGCCTCAGTTGAACCAAACGTGAAAGTGTCCAACTGAGGCATATTAAAATTTGGCGTTGCACTGACTATATCAGCCCTCTGTGATGCTTCCCATTCAGCTAACTCATTAGTCAATGTAACATAATCTTCAGCAGCTTGTTCAGCCCTTGCTCGTAGTTGCTCAGGTGAACTAACACCCCACTGTCTAAGGATGTTTTCAACCTCAGCTATCTGGTTTAGTTCAGCCTGTTCAAGGGTGTTGAGGATACCAGACTGCTGTTCTAGACTTGCTAGAATCTCATTAGTAGCATTAGCGATTTCTTCAGGACTGGCATTACCTGATTGAAGCCTTCCGAGGATAGCATCTACTTCAGCGTTAATACCCTGAAGCATTTCTCCCTGTCCTCCAGGGTCAGGATTACCTTCGTAGTATTCAAGAATACCAGAGTTGACCTGGCGCATAAAGACAATACTACGGATTAATTCTGTAGTGTCTGTAGAGCCTTGCTGTAAATATTGAAGTCTAAGACGTTGAGCTTCTTCTTGAATCTGTGCTCTACGTTGAGCATAAGAAGCTCTAATCTGTGGACTACCAGAATTTTGCCAATTAGTATATTCCCTTAAGGCAGTAGCCAAAGAGATAGCTTGAATGATAAACGGGTTCTCTTCGTAACCTGGAGTATTTTGATAGACATCAATAAGAGTAGGGTCTTGAAACATGGCTAATGCCATGGTCATTACCTGCCCTCTTTCAAATCCTCTCAGTCTCCGAGCATCAATCACTCCAGCTTCTACTGCTTCTCTGCCTCGGTTATTTAAGTCAATGCCTCGTTGAATCTGGTCTTGATTGTAGTAAGGGTCAGACCATGGTGTGTCTCCAGTAATCTGATATTTAGCTCTTAGCTGTCCATCAATTACAGAAGCACCTCTGTAGTCATTCTGATTAAGTAGAGGAACTACTTGAGTCTGATAGTCTTGGTAGTAGGCTTGAAGGTTTCTTAAGCTCTGGTCGATTGCAGCAATGTTTGAATTAGACTCGTCAGTAGCATCAGCTAATGAAGCAATGAGTCTATCCAGTACCTGCATTTGCATGAATGGAGGTAGACCACTCTGGTTTAGCTGTGTCTGTACGTCAGTGATGTACTGATTAACAGCAGTCTGTTGTTCAGCAGGGTCAGTAAGATTTCTAATACGGTAGAGTTGAGAACCTAGAGCAATAGTAAGCTGAGATGTAATCTGGTTAGTATGTGTATCGTAGAGTTCATCAAAGGTTCCATTCAATGCTCTAGCTTCTTCAGACATTAGCTCTCTGTATGGAGCATAAAGGTCAGCAGCTATAGACATTGTGTCTTCAGGAGACAAATACTGTCTAGAGTTCTGAATGAACTGTCTAATAAGTCTGTTGTATCCAGCTTGACCTACGGACGGGTCACGGATGAGAGTCTCTGCTTGTGCTCTGATTTCTTCAGCTTCCAGAGTAGCATCCAGCATATTCTGCTGTCTCTGTGCTTCGTCGTTAGCTGCTCTCTGTTCTTGAATGTTACTCCAGATATCGTAGGCTTGTGAGACAAAACCCATGATATCATCGGCTGTAGAGTTACCAGAGCTTTGTTGTCTTAGAGCTTCAGATACTCTACTGGCTTAATAGCTACCACTAAGATTATCAGCTAACTGGTCTACGATTTGAGAGTTAGCCTGGTCACCTAGAATAACTGTATCAACTGAAGTATTGAATTTGTCTAATGCAAGTTGCTGTACAGCATCGCCTACTGGAGGTGCTTCGGGTGGTTGAGGTAAGGGAATGTCAGGTCTACTGGTTGGGACAATAGCACGGATTCTAGGGCTGTAGGTCATCGCACTGCTCCAAAGTTTTTAGGTGACACAACAGGAATATTAATAGGTGCTGTAGTAGTCGCGCCTATTTGACCACCGTACATACCAGTAGTTACTGCTTGAGGTTGGTATGCGTTAGTGTAGGGAGACTGATACAGACTACTAAAGCCTTTAGGAGATTGATATAGACTACTAAAGCCTTTAGATGATGTTGACTGCTGTAGCGAATAGAAGTCTTTATTACTGGTAGGTTGCATACCGTAGAGAGACTGGTATGGAGACACAGAAGAACCACCACCTAAGCCTTGAAGAAGTGGTGTCAACGCTTGACCGTAAGCTGCAATTTGAGACAAAAAGCTTGGGCCAGATTGTCTAGATGCAGCAGCTTGAGCGGATGCAGCAGCAGCTTGAGCAGCGTTTAAGCCTTGTCCAGTAATCAGACTACCAAGAGCAAACTTAGTATTCATGTTAGTCTGATTAATGCCTACCTTTTGTCCTAATCCTACCTGTCTAATAGCAGTGCCTATCTGATCTCTACCTGCTCTGTACTGCTGTCTAGCCATCTTATTCTGTAGGTCAAGAGACTGTCTGCTTTGTCTACCAGATAAGCCAAATCTAGCAGATTGGTTCTCTATCTGCATGTTGACTGTATCTTGGTAAATCTTAGCAAACTCAGTAGAGTCAGCAATAGCTTGTGCAGCTTCAGCACTAAGTCCTCTTTGCTGTTGTAAAGCCTGAGCTACCTGGAATCGTTGATTAGGAGTAAGTCTACCGAGACTACCAGATGTTTTACCTTGACTACCAGCATAAGCTTTCATCTGTGCTGCTGAGACACTCAGTTGATTCTGTAGGTCACGAATCTGAGTAGCTGGATCTTCTAGCTGAGATACAGCTTGAGTAGCCTGAACAATAGCAGCGGTTTCAGCTTCTTTAGTGGAAGTTGCTACATCTCTTTGAGCGGCCGTTAAAGCTTGCTGTTGCTGAGACAACTCATACGCTATAGCATTGGCTTGAAGGTTATTCTGTGCTAAGGTATTCTGAAGACTATAGAATAAAGATCTTCTGGTGTTCTGTAGCTGTATTCTTTCTGCTTCTGTATTAGTTCTGATAGCTTGCTTTTGAATAGCAGCTTGGTCTAGAATAATGTTTTTCTGTATTCTAGCCTGGTACTGTCTGATTCTTTCGTAGTCTTTGTTAGCTGATACTTGTGCATCATAGATAGCGTTCTGCTGAGAAGCAGCACGATTTTGTGCCTGGATACCAGCATATGTCCCCGCTACGGAGACGGCTGCCATAATAATAGGTACGGCTCCCATTTACTCCCCTCCCGAAATGTACCCAAGACCTGACATAATTTTAGCTAGAACTTGGTAAGCTGCAAGATTCCACGTGTACACATTCGTGCTAGTTAAGTATAGTCTGTAAGCATAGCCTAATCTTTGTAGTCTTAGGTGTAACATTGTCCACTCGTCAGTAGAGCCTTCCTCATTTCGAGAAAGTATATCATACTCAACAGCAGCATTTCTATCTATGTTTCTGATAAGTGCTGCTGTAACTACTGTAGGATATTTCTGAGCCGTAGTCAGACTGGGTGTATAACTTCCTAGAGCATGGTAATCTTCTTCAGTATGTGATGGTTTGTAGTTGGTAAACCACAGCATCACTTGCTCTGTTCTCTTGTAGGCTCCTAAGAGTTCTCTAGCCATAGTAGTAGACATATACTCTGTTGGGTAACAGATACCGACAGTAGCAGAGGATTCTTCAGGAGTGACAATACAGCTAGACTCACTAAAGTCTATAGTGATTAAATCTTTAGTGGGACTGGATGCTGTTGTGAGAGACAAACAAGTAGAGCTTAAGTCATATGTGTAGGTCTCAGAGCTATTACTAAAGTCTAAAGTTCCAAATAAGTTTGTAGGAGCATAGATAGGCACATTGTCGATATGCATACCATACCCATACCACGTTCCAGTAGGATTAGGAATTAAGTAAAAGTAGCTACCTGTTGCTGGAGAAAAGTTGACTACTTCAAACTGGTTGTTAGGAAGCTTCTTCCAGTTGGCAGTACCAAGTAAGGTAGCAGTTGCTCTAGATGTGCCATACCAGATTACAAAGTCATCGTCATCTAACAGACTGGTAAACAAGTTAAACTTGTAGATTGTCTGACCAGTGTACGCTGACAAGGTTTCATAATATACATCTGTCAATGTAACTTCTTCAGTAACTCCAGTACTCCATGTAACTTGTTCAACAAAGTCCATGAAGTAGTCAGAGTACCATCTCAGAAGTCCTCTCCAGAGACTATTATAGACTCCAGAAACTACCGTCCATCCTCTGGTGTAGTCATACATATCAGCCAGAGTTTTGTGATTAAATCCCTGATATGTATAGTACTCTGTCCAGGACTGAGTAGGCACGTCGTAGACAAATGTTTTGTCACCAGCTAGGAATAGCTTGTCTCTGTGACGGTGATAGTGCAGTGATGAAAAGTTATATTCTCCAAATACTTTTCTGATTGGTAGGGATACTTCTTCACTACGATACTCACCTTGAAACACTACAGGAATATTGTATACTCCCAGTGTTCCTATGTAATATATGTTTGTTCCTGTTAAAGCTGTACCATGTTTAGACACAGCACCTTGACCAGATACTACAACGAAGTACCTGTTAGTAGGAGACAAAGGAGATTCAATACTAATTGAACGATAGACTTCGCTTCTGGTAAAGATGAACAACATCTGTTGCCAAGATAGCAAAGAAACAACCTCATCAGATGAGGACAACACAAAGTCAAAAGGTTCATACTCCAGACCTTCTAAACCATCGTTGATTTGAAAGTAGTTATAGTACTCGTTTTCTATGTAGTGATTAGCTACACCAGAACACAGAACAGTATTAGGTCTATGCTTAAACCCAGCAAGGATTAAACGCTGTTGGTGTAAGACACCCACAGAGTTAAAGTCTCCATTTAAGTAATCAGCGTAGTGACCGTACCCATATACAGGATAGTAACCACCCTCATGAGTAGAAGCAGTCGTTGGATTAAACTTACTGGACTTTCCAGAAGTGCCTACCCATGTAGGTACACTATTAACAAGTCTCATTAAATTATCAGCATTGACTGGATGAATCAGACGTACATAGTTTGCTTTTGTTGTAGTACTGGTTATTATGGATGTGTAGTTGTCTGGTTCATTATGTAAAACATATCCCGTGTATACAGTTGATGGACTGACATTCTGTGAAATCTGAATACTACTACTAATGAAAAAATCTAAGTCCGTTCCTGTAATTCCTGTATCATTATTGAAGGTAAGTCGTCTAGCACGGTTATAAGTTACTGTGTTAAATAGAATCTTTTTAATAGTGATGTTTCTAATTGTGTATACATGACAATCAGTAGCAGAAGTAATGTCAACAATGTACCGTAATCCAGCATCATAGCACAGGTTAATATAACCACTTGCATTATTCTTGGCATAATACTCTTTACCGAAAGTAACTCCACCAGGAATTGCTGTACCGTTTCCAGTTACTTTAACCTTACATCCATTAGCGTACTTAGTGTAGTCAGTAACAGTTATTCGGTCATTAGTAGTGTTGATGCTACCAGAAGCAATGTTTTCAGCAGTATTAGAGTGAGTGATACCAGATGGTATAGTGAATGCAGTAGATGTGTATAGCTCAATAGTATCCTCATCAATCACTTTAACGTAGTGATTAGTAGAAGCTACAGTTAGGTCAGCGTTTGTCTGAATTAGCTCTACATAATCTTCATCTCTAAACTGGTGTCCTGGAATAGTAACTCTAGCACTGGAGAAATCAGATATCTCAAGTGTAGTGTACTCTACATAATTAGACTCTGCTCCAAAGCAGACATAATCAAATGTAGAGTAGTCACTTGTTATTAAATCAAATGGTGACTCCGATACAGGGTACAGTCCATTAGACCACTTGTACTCATCTGCTACTTCAGGAATCGCAGTAGTTCTGCGAGTGTATTGATTTGAGTTTAGTTCATTATTCCATAGGTAGTAAAGTATAGTTCCGTAATAGGGTCTGTCTACTGGGTCTACTAAGATATCTGGTGGTGTAGCTACCAGTTTGTCAGCTTCACTTGCACCAAATCTAGGAACAGTGTAGACAAAGTTTGCAGCATACCATGCCTCAGCTTCAGCCCACCATTGCCAAGTAGGAAGAATGAATACAAGTCTATCCTCTACACTGAATCCACCTACACGAGTGACAGAGCAAGTAGAAGCTCCGTAAGTAACAGTGATACTTGAGTCATATACTTCATTGACAAACACTAAGACCTTATTACATACTGTCTGATTAACAAAGATGGGTGGAGTTGCTAGAGAAGCTGTAGTTGTCTCTGAGGCACTTACCAGTTTACTGTACTCATACAAGGTAACTTGTTTAGGACATTCCTTTTCTGAAAACATGACTATTCTGTAGTTATCTTCAGGAATGGTCAGGAAAGTTATATCAGGATTAGTGAACTTGAATACATCAGAAAACGATGCTAACTCTGAATAGGTATCGTTAGCATAGAATAGTTTAATGGTACTCCATCTAACTAAGATGTTTAACTCAATACCAAACTTACTTCTAAATTGATGTAAGTAGTGGTCACCTTCATAGTCTGTAGTGTAAAACTTATCAGTACCTCGTCGTTTAGATAGAGTTCCAGATAAGTCAGTGTCTACATTCTTAAGTCTGATAGCATCAGACTGTCTCGCATTAATAGGAGAAGCAGTAGTGTTTAGACCAGTGAAGTTACTGGCATGAATAGAGATATCTTCTTGATTAGGATTTTTAGTAACCATACAGATTAATTACTCGGTGGTCAATACTACGTTCTTGAGACATAAGCCGTTGAATCACTACCTGATAGTTTCTTTCATGTAGTTGACTCTTATCTTGGTCATGCTCATGAATAAGAGCTAAGTTTGCTAATGCTTTCTGAAGTGCAGCATTCACAAATCTATCAGGCATTGCAATATTAATGCTGTCTAATATTGGTTGAGTAAAATTATTAGTGACACAAAAATGTAACTGATTTCGTGTGTCGCTTGTAGAAGGGTATGGATTAAACCTGACAGTATCGTCTGTCCAGGAATATCGTTCAGGATACGTTGAATCAATTGTATCGTAAGAAGTCAATGCTTGAACATAGAAATCTTCAAGCTTAACTGAAGGAATTTCTACGAAGTCTCCATTTGTAGACTTATACTTAATCCAGTGAAGGGTACGAACTCCTAAGAGTGTACCCTTCTCTGAAGACCAGGATAGTGAAGTGCCTGTAATCGTGGTTGTCAACCAAGACCAATCTAACACAGTGCTTACTTCTAACAGCGCTTGCCGTAGGTATTCTTTGGCTTTTTTACTTGACGTTGTTTCTGAAGTGGTACTCACTTCAGGTTCAGAGATAGCTGTCAGAAGCTTATTAACACAGGTTAGTTGAGTCTCAGTTGACGTAGACATTAGGCAACACCACGAGAGTGAATTAGGACTGCTTCGTTAGGATAGAAGGTCTTGGCACCAAAGACCTGGCGAGTCACCACAGCGTTAATCTGGTGGGTGATTAGACGGTCTTGCTCAACAGTAACGTCTTTCTGTTTTGCCAGGATTGCCCAGCGAGGATGCACGAGCATTCCAGTTTGGAAAGGTTGAGCAGTTTCAGAACCAGTCTTACCTTGAGGCAGGTAAGTGATAGTCGTACCAACATCTTCTTGGTCAGGCAGATAGGCAGAACCAGTAACACCAGGAGTAGGAGCACCAGTAGCACCTTCTTCTTCAATTAAACCAGTCAAGCTGTTATTGGCAATACTGGTTGTCACATGCACAGGCAGACCATGCAGAGTTCCAATGATACCGCTAGACATACGATTAATAGCCAGTTGAGCCATTTCGTAGTCTCTGGAAATAAACTTATCTACATTCAACAAGTCCATTGCTTGAGAGGGGCTGAGAATCCAGCGGCACTCTTCAACAGGAACATCTTGAATCATCAGAATTTCCATTGCTGCCATAACAGAGGCATTGTCCAATGGAGCAGGGTCACCAGCGACAGTACCAGCACCAGTTCCAGTAGAACGAAAGATGCGGTTAGTGGTAGGAATAGCTGCACGAAGTCCGAGCAGAAAGTTTTCCAGGTAACGAACGTGAGCATCAGCAGCAGCTTTGGTGTACTCAGACCGCAGTTCATACTGAGACTGCATTTCCACCAGGTCATCAAGACCAAAGGATGCTTCCCGGTCTTGAGTGATGGTCATCTCATGTTTGCCAGGAGTCTGTGCTTGAAACTCAATAGGAGTCCCAGGTACTCTGGCTCTTGTACCCAGCCGACCTACTTTAGGCCAGTAGAGTTTGTCACCTTTCTTACCAATGACAGAGATTGTCTTGGTTGCAGCAGCTAGATGAAACTTTTTGTCACGGTAGCGAAGAATCTCAAGTGCCCAGACATTAGGCACAAAGTTGTCAATTAGACCACGAGTGACAATCTCACCAGAGTAAAGATTCGGAGAAACAGTAGCAGGCATAATCTTAATCCATTAAAACGGCATTCTCGGTAAACGCCAACAAAATCTCTGGTGCTTTTGAAGCATAATCCGAGTCAGACATAGCTCTTAGCTGAGACATTGTAAAGCGATACTGAGGTACTTGAGGTGTGGGTGAACTTGTTGTAGAAGGTTTTTCAATGCTTGTTGAGCTTTGTTGGTAGCGATTCCAGAGGCGCTTAACTCCTTCTACACTCGTGGCTTCTGGATGGTCAATTCCAAACGTGTTTGATAACACTTGCATCCTTCTAGTTAATTCAGTCTGGTCAACTCCCCAGTCAGCCTGTAGTTGAGCACTCGCCTGAGCAATTTGATTTTGCTGGTAGGCTTCGACTTGCTGATTGAATGTTTCAAGGTCTACACCAAAACGCTCTTGAATAGCTCTCTCAAAGATAGCATCTTCAACAGTATATGTTGTTTCTGGTTGAGGGGTTTCTTGAACAGTCTGCTGTGTATTGCTAAGGTCAATCTCTTGACCTGTCGCCATCGGAGTTTGTTGAGTAGTTACTGTAGGTGTAGGCTCACCAGTAGCAATCCGTTCCTGTTCTTCCACAGTGACCATCGTGACATTGTGGTCATCGGGATTGAAATCAGTAGACTGCGGGTTGTTGTTGAGTCTGTCCAGTACTTCCTTGGTTAGCTGTGCCATTTGTTACATCTCCATTTAGTTGAGGTGGTGCACTTATTCCTAACATCTGCATCAAGTCTTGTCCTCCATTCATCTGCATGTGATTTTGGACAGTCTGTTGCATCACTGGTGGAACATTCGTTTCTGGTTCCATCTCACCTGACGCTGTACTAAAGTACTTGTCAGGGTCTTCATAAAGGACATTACGAATAATGTCTTTCAGAATCTCGGTTATGTTGACCTGCTGCTGTAGCTCAGGAGGTAACTTCAATACTAATTCCAATATCTCCATTCGTCTTTCGACAAACTCTTTCTTCTTGATAATGTGGTCGGCACCAGCAGGGTAAATCTTGTAGTCTGCCTGTAGTTCTGGAGCACCTACAGTGTAGATAATGTTAGCATCAGGAGTACTAACAAGGATATCTTCATCTACTGTAGTGTACTGCTGAACAATACTTAGAGTTTTCGTCAGAGCTTCAAACAACCAAGTCTGTTTGGCATGGAGGAATACTGAGAACAGTCTGTTTCCACCAGCTTCTAGAACTGCTTGAATCTCTGTAGCCGTAACTCGTTCTCCACCTCTAGGTTGACCACTACCAATCAATGGGCCAGTACCCATTGCTTTATTAACAAAGTCTTCAAAGAAGGCAATCTGCTGGAATGAGAGGTTAAAGTTGTTAAGTGGTGGTTGGATAGGCTGAAGAACTCCATGCTCATCCACAGGAAGAACTTTACCAGGCTCAATCCAAATATCATTAGCGTTTAGTGTAGAGTCTCTGGTCATTGTGTAGGCAGGATTCACTGCTAACTCAATACCATCAGCCATCTGAGATACAGTAACATCCATCTGATGAATGAGTCCAGATGTTGCTTGAATTGGAGAGATTCCATAAGCCTGTCTGACTACTGGAATATAATCTCCAATGACAAATGGTTTCCCGCATTTATACGGATTAGGCTCAAATCTTAGAAGATGGGAACCTACTGTAACAATTCGACAATTACGAATTGTAATGTACGGTAGATGTAAGTCTCCCCAGTACTCTAAGATAGGAACTTTATCTGTCATTGCACAGGGAGTTATGTTAATCCCTCTGTACTGGTGAATCTGCTTAGCAGAAGTGTCATAGAGAATCTCATTCATGTAACCAGCGTTACCTTTGAATGGAGCAAGCTCTATGATATCAAGTTCATTGGCATTCGAATAGTAGCCAGACTTTAAGTCACTGATGACATCAGCCCTGGTTCTTAGTACTTTACGAATAAACGGACTTCCTTCTTCATGCGACTCTCTAGGATTGTAGAAACAGTCAAATGAATCTAGAGTCTCGTACTTGATTCCTTTGCCTTCTTGCCAAGGAACAGCAAGTACTGAGTTACCAATGATACATAATTGTCTGACATAGGCTCCGACCTCTACTGAAAATCTCCAGTCTATAAGTTTCTGTTTTAGAAAGTGACGGATTACTTTTGCTAACTCGATATAGTTAGCGTCAGTAGGAGTTGTCTCAAACCAATTCTCATTAGGAAAGAGACTCTGAATAAGGTATGAGTGAATAGTCTCTACAGACTCAAACACTTTACCAAGATTAAGTCTATGTCTCCAGTCACTCTTAACATTACCAATCTCACGCATGATTTCAGCACGAGCAGCACTGTTTGATTCTGGAGTATTGAGGTACTTAGCCCACGACTGTAGCCAGTATCTCTCTATCTGTGTTCTGTCTTCTTTGAATTGTCGGAACACAGAATGAACCTGAGTACAGATATCCTGGAGCAGTACCTCATCATTCATGTCAGGGTAAGCAGAAGAATCGGTTACTACTGTTTTGAATGAGCCTAGATTATGTATCATCTGCAACCACCAAACATAGTGTTAATAGTGATGTTTCTTCCGTACTGTGTGTCGTCTCGGTATTCTCTTCTCAGGGATGGAGCAGTTCGTGCAATCATTTCTATACAGTCTAAAAAGTTATCATCATTGTGTAAACTATGAATGTCAAATAGATCTAACTCGTTTCGTAAGTTAGAATGCTGCCAAGTTAGAGAATTGACAAGCAAGTTACCAGCGTCAATAATGGGAGACAAAACAAATACTAATTTCTCCGTCTTGCTCATACGTCTATTGATAGGAGATTTCCTGATAGCAAGAACTGCTTTCTTATGCAACAAACACCAGTTATGAAATCCAGAGTAGAACGCATCTTGAAGACCTACTCCAGACTCATATGTCACGGCATTTAGATTCCACTTCAACGCCATCTTATGAATTAAGTCATAGAATATTTCAATACTCCACTTACCCGTTTGTCCATCGACAATATGGAGCCTTCTTAACTCATCAACACCTCCTACAACGATGGCTCTGTTGTCTGCTGAAGCAGAAGTAGAGATAGCAAGGTCAACGACTAAATGTAAACGAATAGGAAATACTTCATATCCAGTAGCAATAGGTTTGTCAGTGTCAACAAAATTAGTAATTCCTGGTTCATTTGTTCTACGGTAATTACCAGGAAAGATTAATTTTACAGAGTCAGCATGAAGTGGAGAGTGGTCTTCAGAAATAATCTTATTTCGGAATTGAGCATACCACTCTCTTTTAGTAACTGAACCAGTAGCTAATAGATTTTGTTCTTCCTCTTCACCAAAGATTTCTGGACAGATATAGCCATCATCTTTGTTTTTACCATTAACGTAGATATCTTTCTCTAAGACAGTGTAACGAGTCTTACGTAAAGCACTTTCTCTAGACTTATCATCGTTGCCTACATACTTAGAATAGAAGTCCCAGGAGTAATAACGAGTTCCGTTAATTAAGATTTCGTTTCCTACCCATTCACTAAATCCTGTAGAAATCTCAACATATTGAGGACGCTTAGTAACAACAGATTCAATGTCATGTGCCCATCTCTGTACTCTTCTTGCTTTAATGAGAGACTCTGAATTATCCCAGTTGACAATATCATCAAAGATAACTAAGTCACAGTGTTTACCAGTAGGTGACATACCTACAGACAAAGCTTGCAGTGTTGGCTGTTTATCCTTTAGACGTCGTACTACCTGAAGTGCCCAAGCTGTCCAGATAACTTTAGTATCTTCTGCCTCAGTTATCCCAGCAAGACGCTTATAATTAGATGCAGCATTGCGTAGTCTAGGAATTAAGTTTCCTTGAATATGTGGTCTAACATTCCAGACATACTCAGTCAGTTCAGGGTCTTCGAGGTACTGCCTGATTTCCCTAATCATATCAGTAGCCAGTTCTTTAACATTACAGCCAATGATAATGCTGATATCTGGATTTCTATAGATCCTCCACAAAGTATACAGGATAGTATTAACCGTAGACTTAAAATGTTCTCTAGGAATTAGAAATAGTTTACGACGGTACTCATACTTAGTATCTCTCATAGTTTGGTTTTTGCAGTTAATCTCTGCCATCTCTCTATGGAGGGCATAGAAATTTTGACTGCCACCACGGAAATTAATCAAATCACAAAACGCCGAGATGTCTCTAAGCTCCTTAACTTTGAGTTTCTTTAATTCTTGTGAGTCAATAGTTTCGTAGTCAATCATAGTCTTAGAAGAAAGTTCCCCCTCTTTAGTGGAGAGAGGGAACTGCTTACCTACAATGGAGAGAACCAAAAATTGCTAGTTATCTTTGAGTGACTTTGAATTTCAAAGTAACACAAAGATAATCTAGACCTGTTACTGTACCAGCATCTTCGAGGCCAATAATCTGTCCTTTGGTGGCAGACTTAGCAGCACTAAGGATGCTAATAGAATTAACATCATTAGTGAGTCCAGCAGTGGCACAGTCACAGGAGGCTGTCATTGCAGTACCAGAATCTGGGTCAGTACCAGAATCAGAACTGTTGATAGTAAAGGCAGCACCAGAACCACCTTGACCAGAATAAACGTACCAAGCTTCAGACAACTCTACAGAAGTGAAGGGTACAATTGCAATGTACTTGAAGTTAGTGGCTGTACCAGGGTTAGTGCCAGTAAGGTTGTAAGTTACAACCCAGTCACCAGTATCACATGAGATGTGAAGAGGAATGTCAATTTCATTCTCAATGTGATACTTGAATAAACCTTCAAGGGTATCGTAAGCAACGTTTGGAGGTGTAGTCATAATTCACCAGGATGACGGGAAAGGTCTTAGAAATCTTCGTCGTCTTCGTCTTCGTCTTCGTAGTCGTAGTCGTAGTCTTCATCAACATCGTAATCTTCTGCAGTACTGTTGGAAAGATTACGACGAAGTTTCTGCAGAATGTATTCAATTTTCTCAATGAGGTTCATCTCATCAAAGTCTTCTTCCAGAGAGTCATCATCAGTCAGTTCATCCAGAAGCATGTCCAGAATTTTCTTAAAGACCAGATTCTGAAACAGACTTTGACGTTTTACAGAACCAAGGTAAACTTCAGAGGAAGTCAGAGCTTGGGAAGCATTGGAGGTAGCTTTAGAGATGTTAGTCATTTGGGTTTTCTCCGAATTTGAGGTCTTTGAAGTTTATAGTCTCTACCAGGCTGTGCTCCCTGACATCCGTACAGAGATGCATTGTAGGCACACTTACCATTATTCAGACAATCAGGGTAAGTGCATTTGTTCTCAGACATTTACTTTTGAACTCCATCGTAACGACCAGTCGGTTTCAGTGGTTCTCCCAGGGCAAAGAAGATTTCAAGAACTACTTTCCAGTAGATTACATCAGTAGCGTCAGCAGGGTTTACCTTAACAGTCAGGTATTTGTTAGTGTTGTCTGCTGCGATATCTACTGCAACGTGCGTAGCTGCTTCAGTACAGGAGACTGCATCAGCAGCAGTTCTAGCTGCTGTAGCTGTTGAGACTTCAGGAGTGTTGGTAGCTGCTGCATCATCCGTGTCATTCCAACCAAGGGCAGTCTTGCGGATGTACATTGTAGAACCCAACGGTGGTTGGAATCTCTTATCCTCAATCCCGTCAATGAAGAGTTCAGTGACAGTGGTGAAGTTGGTTTTACCACGATAAGTAAGCTCAATACATTCTTGTTGGTCTAGAGCAAACTGGTCGGTGATTAGTTCAGTAGGAGTACGAGAAAATCCTCCAGTAATTTCAGACATTTTGAATCCTCCGAGTGTTGTACGATATAGCTCGTTGCAAGTTGAAAGATGCAGTTCCCTGAGACTTTAACCAGTCACTCATAGCAGCATTTCTTTGGTTTTGTGTAGCGACATTTACACGTCTTTGTTGTTGACTTGCTAGAGCAGCTTCAGTATTAGCCATCTGCTGTTGCTGTTGTAGTTGAGCATTCTGTAAAGCAGTGTACTGTTGCAGTAGATTTTGCTGCTGAGCTTGTGCTGCTCTTTGCTGATTACCTGCTCGTCTAACTTCCATTCGCTGTTGTGTTAGCAAACTTCGCTGTACTCTAGCTGTCGCCTGTACTTCGTTTCCTAAGTCTCTAAATAAAGATTCAATTTCTCTAATTTGAGAGTTACTTAGTCCAGGCGTCTTTGGTTGTTTTGGTTTGCTGCCCATGAGGTTTCACTGCTGGATGAGTGGGTCGTTCTGCAAGTCTACGGTTTGCTAGTGTAACATAATCGTTGCTGGTTAATTCAGGAGTCTTTTTTTGATTATTTCGAAATTCCTGAATGTCAGCTACAGTAATGTTATGGGCATTCATGATTGACGCAATACGCATTAAAACTTGTCGATTTTCGTCAATCCTTCGTTGTTGGGCTAAAGATGCTACTCTGTCCATCGGGGTTTCCTTCCAGTACCTCCAATGTAGTCTACATTGTAGCACAAGATTACGGAACTGTCAAGTGCATTTCTGGACAGAAAGAATCAGCGTGTAGGAGGATTTCAATGATTTTAGTTCTCTGTTCAAAGACAATGAAGAGTAGAGTAAGGATGGAAATAAACATCAGAAGATTGATGAGTACCATTCCCTGAATAACTACCTCTCGGTACGTCTTTGTGTGATGTAGTAATTCTCCTAAGAGTTCTACGATGTGATCTAAGTCCATTGGATACCTCAATAGGCTACATGAGTAAATCTGCTGTACTTGATTAACTCATTGGTTTTCAGTGTGGTTCTCACAAACTCGTAAACTTGTGTAGGTGTTTTATTTGAGACTGTGATGTCTGCTGCTCTACCTTTAAGGTGGTAAGAGTTAGATGCTCCACCTACTTCTTTATTAAGTTCAGGACTACGGAATCCTGAAGTAATTCTCACTGGAGCTTTAGCCCATTCTCTAATTGGCTCTAGGACATAGAGACATAGATTTCTTAAATTAGCTACTTGATGTCTGTTAGGTGTGTTGTCTATGTCTAATCTTGTTGCTGTTTCTGAGACTATAAACTCTTCTAGAGTGAAGTGTTTAGATAGTCTTGTTTCTGTTTCGTTAGAGTCTACATGTGGAGTTAGATGTTCTTTGTAGACGTATGCTTTGAATTCAATGTGGTTATTGATTTCTGCTGTTGGTATGATTATTAGAGATTCATTAGCTGGTAATTGAATGAACTCTTGTTCACCTAAGTTACTAACCATTTCTGGTCTTGTTTTAATTACTGTGAATGGTACTGCTGTGTACATGTTACTATCTCCATTTGTGAAAGTTGAGTGTAGAGTCTGCTGTAAGTTGCTAGTTATTTATGTTTTTAGGGGGTTGACAAATATAGAAAAGTATGCTATACTTATTTTTAAGTTGATATGCTAAATCTAGGCTAGATAGACGCATTAAGCCAAATCTAGGGGTTATAACTAGATGGATGCATACGGGTTATCCTGGTTAACTGCTTACTCCGGCAACCATATGTAAAAATAGGAGTCCATGGGAAGTCACTGTCACCAGGTTCATCACTTCCTAGACTTATACAGCGGATACCTCAAAGCAACCTCACGACAGTCAGAGTATTCGTTAAGTCAGATCTACCTAAAGCTAATGTTGTGTGAAATAAACAGTAACACGGTGTTAGATGTTAGTTCCCTGCACTAACAGGTCAACTCGAAAGCTTGTCTTACCTCTCCAGGGATTAAACTGTGTATAAAGTAAGGCACCTTAGAGAAGCATTCAGTAGTTAGAGGTTAATTACTGACCAGGCTAAATACTTAGAGACAATGATTGGAGTGAGTCTCTAACCTAAAAAAACACTAATTTTGTTTAATTTTTGTTTTTTTAGCCTAAGAAGATCTTCCATTAGAGCTTTCCATGCGTTTCCTTAATTTCCTTCTCTGTCAGCTTTAGTGAAGTTAAATAGAAAAAGCTGACATTTACTTAAAATTACAGCATGGAAAGCTCCAGTTACTTAAGTAGGCACTTTATTAGTCATACTACACTATACTACAGTGTACTACAGGCTCTTAATTGAGCTTAATCAGTTATTAGAGTGAGGCATTATGTCTAATGCCGAACGTAATAGACACAGAAGTGACTTAATTAAGAATCCTAGGTTCAACGAAAAGTTGAACCGGAGATTACTTATAAGTATA